ATTTAGTCTTAAAGATGCTAAAGTAGTCGCGGAGGCAGTAGAGGTATTTCAGACACCGACACCAGAGACACCAGAGACACCAGAAGTACCTAAGAAGAAATAAATGAGAAACAAATGAGAAAGATTGTAATATTTGGCGAGGATGCTCGTCTTAAACTAAAGACAGGGATAGATATAGTATCAAATGCTGTAAAACTAACCATAGGACCATCTGGTCGTAACGTAATTATAGGGAGACCATATCAGACACCACTTATTACAAATGATGGTGCTACTATTGCTAAGGAAATCATATTAGACGATGAGATTGAAGAACTAGGTGCTCAAATGGTTAAACAAGCATCAAAGCAATCCAACGATAAAGCAGGCGATGGTACAACAACTACAACAGTTATTCTCCAGTCTATTGTAGAGAACGTATACAAACGAATGTCATCCAAGACACTACTAGATACATCAATTGATGTTATGGTACTTAAACATGACATAGATACTGCTTGTAGTTTAATATTATCTGAAATAGACAAGAGGAAAACTAAGATTAAAACCAAAAAAGACCTACAGAACATAGCTAGAATATCTGTAGAGAACGAAAGTATTGGAAACAAGATAGCTGATATGATATGGGAACTCGGAGAAGATGCAGTAGTCAATGTAGAAGTTTCACATGGCACAGACATAGACTTTGAGATATTTGGAGGTGCAAAGATAAATGGAGGTTGGGCTTCTGAATACTTATGTACTGACAACAAGGAAGCTGTCCATGAGACACCTAATATATTGGTGACCAACAACAAGATAGACGATGCCAGACAATTACAACCAATCATTAAGATGCTAACAGATGCAGGTAAGAAAAACCTAGTTGTTGTTTGTGAGTCATACGATAAATCAATCCTGATACCTATTGTCCAGACACATACAATGACACCGTTTAAGATACTTCTAGTTAAGTCAACTAATTTCAATCAGGCAGGTTATCTCCTAGATGTCCAAGAACTAATTGGTGGTAAGGTAGTGGACAAAGATAGGGGGGAATATATAGAGCAAGCAACCCTTGATAGTCTAGGAACCTGCACAAAGGTAATATCAACAAAGGATGACACTATCTTCATGGGAACAAAGAAGCCTTCTAAGTCTTATGTTGACCAAGTCAAAGCTGAAATTAAATCAGTAGAGTCACAATTTGACAAGGACAAGCTACAGAAAAGACTAGCATTTATAAACTCAGCTGTAGGTGTTATTAAAGTAGGTGCTGAATCAGATACAGAGAAGGAGTATCTTAAATTAAAGGTTGATGATGCTGTTTATGCAACTAAGGTGGCGCTAGAGGATGGGTATGTAAAGGGAGGAGGTCTAACACTTAAAGAGATAGCTGATAGCATGGATGAAAACATACTAACAGAAGCAATCAAATCTCCATATAATCAAATCAATAAGAACGCTGGTAGAGTATTGGAAATATCAGATGATATAATCGACCCTGCAAAGGTTACAAAGAACGCTGTAATGAATGCTTGCTCAGTAGCTAAGATATTTATAACTATAGAGGTTGCTATTACCGATAAGACAGAGAAGAAGAAAGACGAGTCGCTAGACGAATAATACAATGTGTAGTATAATAAATAGATAAACAGATAATATACTATAAATACGATGCCATTTACTAAAGGAGACCCAAATATAAATAGACAAGGAAGACCAAAAGGAAAAACACTAAAAGAGTTTGCTAGAGAAATGCTGATGTCTATGTCTGATGAAGAAAAAGTAGAATATATGTCTAAGCTACCAAAGGAGATAGTCTGGAAAATGGCTGAAGGAATGCCTGATACTAAAACTGATGTAACATCAGATGGAAAACCTATAATAGTATTATCAGCAGAGATAGCTACTAAACATGCAATTACACACAGCACAGAGTCTGATAGCTAAAGACCTACATAGATTCAGAGTATTGAACTGTGGTCGTAGATTTGGTAAGACTTTTCTAGCAATAGAAGAAATGCTTGGATATGCTATAGCAAAAGGTGATAGGAGAGTTTGTTACTATGCTCCGACAAGAGATGATGCAAGAGATATTGCTTGGTTGATGCTCATAAAGAAATGTGAGAATATAATCAAGTACAAGAACGAGTCCAGGTTAGAGATTAAGATAATGACAATTGATGGAGGTGAATCACTTATATCATTATATGGTTGGGAATCAGTACAAGAACGTGGAAAGGGTAGAGGTCTAGCTAATGACTTCTTAGTGTTAGACGAGGTTGCTTCTTATAGAAACTTTTGGGAAGGCTGGAATGATGTATTGTCACCTACTCTTATTGACCATAAAGGTAGTGCATTGTTTATCTCAACACCTAAAGGATTCAATCACTTCTATGACTTGTTTAATATGCAAGATAAGAACCCAGACTTTAAGTCTTATCATTTTAGTACCTACGACAATCCACATATTCCAAAAGAGGAGATAGAAAGAGAAAAGATAGGTAAGCCTGAAGATTCATTTGCTCAGGAGTATATGGCAGACTTTCGTAAGACTGAGGGATTGGTGTATAAGGATTTTGATAGGGTAAGACATATTTACGATGACTTCACAAAGCAAGGACAGATAATTAAACGAATAGCAGGAATAGACTTTGGATTCACTAACCCTACTTGTGTGCTAGAGATTGAAATAGACTATGATAATACATACTGGATTAAGTCCGAGTGGTATAGACGAGGTAAGACTAACGCTGAAATCATAGAATATGTAAAGACTATAACCTTAGATGCGGTCTATCCTGACCCTGCTGAGCCTGACAGAATACTAGAGATGTCTAACATGGGATTAAATGTCCAAGAAGTATCAAAAGACATATCAAAAGGAATAGATAGTGTTAGACAATTATTTAAAACTAACAAGATAAGAATACATCAGTCGTGTGCTAACCTAATATCAGAGCTAGAAACTTACAGATACCCTGAGAAGCGTGCTAATAGCAATGAGCAAGAGAATCCAGTCAAGGAGAATGACCACTCACTTGATGCTTTACGTTATGCGCTATTTAACACAGCTCCAATAGTAGTTGAGGATGAGGATAGCCTATCTCTATATAGTTGGTCATTTAAATAATGTGGTATAATTACTCAACATGGCAACACTAAACTCCGAGAAAGAACAAGAAGCAATTAAGATAGTAACTAGCGAAAGAAATCAATGGCAGGAATCAACTGTCTGGGTTACTGAGCGTGTAGCATTTAGAATGAGAGAGATGATTAGATATTTCCGTAAGAACTACTGGGGAGTATTTGACCAACCTATTGACACACACACAGGTAGAGAGAAGACTTGGGCTCCGCTTACTCAAACACTTGTTGAGGATGTAACTAAGAACATAGACATCAACCAAAGAGATATGAACTTCAGAGCTAAGAAATCTGAGGGTATTCCTATTACAGAACTAACTCGTAACTTTATCAAAGATTGGCTTGATAGTGTTTACTTCGGGCGCACACTTGATGCTATGGAAAGAAACCTATGTATCGACGGTACAGCTGTATGGAAAACATGGGAAGAAGACGGTAAGGTTAAGCGTGTAGACGTTGACCTATTGAACCTATATATCAATCCAACAGAGGAGTCTATTTACGAGGCTTATCGTTTCACTGAAAGGAGTCTAATCACACCAAGTGAGGTAGCTCAAATGGATTGGGAGAATAATAAGGATATAATGGGTTCTAACAATCTTAATCCTAATGATAGCGCTATTGGTGCAGCTGACAATCGTTCAACAGGATACTTTGTAGATGTCTGGGAGATGTGGGGTAAGATACCTAAATGGTTGGTTCACAGCACAGCAGATAGAACTGAGGAGATAGACGGACACATTATCGTTTCAGGTCTTGATGGTAAAGAAGTTCGTGTTCACTTGATTGAGGAGAATACTAACATTGACTCACAAGGTGTAGCTATCAAGCCATACGAAGAAGTATGGGCAGCTAAGATTGCAGGTAGATGG